TGTCACCGCCTTACTGACGAGCTTGCCACCAAAGTATGACTCCTGACTGGTTCGTTTACCAAAATCAAGACTACTCACTTCCATCGCCCTCCCCGTTTAATTTGTCGTTTAGCTCTTTCTCGGTGTACAGCGTGGTTGGCACTACCTTGACTATCTTGCGGCGCTTGTCGAGCCGCACGATCTTGTAGTGGCTAATCACTCCGTCCGTCTGATACCCCAGCACATCGCCCTTTTTGAATGTTTCGTAGAACTTGTCTGTGACTTCGTTTGATATATCTTCCATAGTCCCCCTATATTGTGAAGTTTAATGGTTCATACTCTGGTACGGCGTATTTCTCTTTTTCTGATGGTTTTAGGCTTTCCATCGCGTACCGCCCCGCATCCATGCCGTGATTAAACGCGTCGATAGGTGTATTGATTGTTTCTCCTGTCTTTTTATCAATCATCCATGCGTAGTTATCTCGCTCTTTGATAAGATTCAGGCTTCGCCTGGTTATGTATATCGTTTGTCCCTGGCAGTACTGGATGCCCTGATTCACCGAGCCTTGTCCCTTTTGTGCTGGCACTAAACTAATGCCGTAACTTAGCAATTCATCGTTGCTCTTTGGCTCTGAGCTGTCTGGTATAAGCAAAGCGTCTTCTGACTGCATTTTTATGACATCTGCGATGTCCTTATTGCTCATACCTTTCCTGTATATAACCTCGTCCCATATAAACGAATTGTTCCAGGTGTAGACATCTACAATTGACGTGGGGTCATTCGAGTAACCGTAGTCAAGTCCTCGTCGTCGTAGCCTTGCATCCGCTGGTAGTTCGTCGATAATCTGCATATTCGGGTAGATAAGCCCCTGCACTGTTTCCGGTACATAGCCGCGAATCATATTCCAGTAGTGAGCTGGCTTGGTGTTCTTATAGTTTTCGTATTGCTCAATACTCGCAGGTGCAATATTAGCTTCATTCGAGTGGTAGTCAGCTCGTATTACAACCGTGTCTTTAATCTCTGGCTTCAGTTTGGGGATGTAAAAGCCTTTTTCTTCACTGTCTTCTAGGTTGAACCACCTATTCAATATCCAGTGTCCTTTTGCTGGAGGGTTGAGAAGTAGGATGATAGTAATGTCTCCCTTAACGGTACGGAGAGAGTCGTCAAGCTGCATGAAATCATCTTCTGGAACTTCATCAGCTTCTTCGATGATGACGCAGTTGTATGATGCGAGAGATTTGAGCTTAGACTTCTGATCGCCAGAGGACTTCTTGAATCCTTTAGCGTTGATCGAGTTTGCGCCATATTCAATTTTCATCAAACTGTCATTGATGTGTATCTTGTCATCAATCTCGTTTTCTTCGATGCGGTCGGTAATTTCCTGATAAATTGAATTGCGTATGTCGCCCAAGATATAGCGCATAATAGCGCATCGGAAATACTCAGGAGCTATGAGTTTAGCATTTGCATACTGTGAAGCTACTGTTGATCGGCCCGCACCACGTCCACCCATGAGGATGAAATAGCGAGGTCGCTGGGTAAACAATGGCCTATAGACTTTACTTACTGTTTGAATCATTTGTAAAGTCCGCAAATACTATCGTGTTAGTTTCTATCTTTTCACCGCCCGATGTCATATCTATCTTCTCGCCGTACTTCTTCGGTTTAAGCTTACTAGCCACCCACTTGCGAGTATCGACTTGTAGTCTGGCTTTCTGTACATCTTCTGCATTGTCAGCGATGTATATAAGCTCATCAGCGAGCGTGTCAGCTTGGTTATCTTTGGCTCGCGCGTATTGGTCTGAAAAATCATCATTCTCAGCAAGCCATTTATGCACTGTTGACCGAGTTGGCATGTCCTCGTCGAGTATGATTGCTCTTAGGCTTTCGCCGTTCATAATGCGTTCACAGATCTTGTCTGTAAGCTCTTTTGTGTATTTAGTCGGTCGGCCTCTCTTAGCCATCTAAATGGCCTCCCAGGTATTTGATGTCGCTCATCCCCATCTCCCACTTCTCCAGTATTTCTTTATGATTTCGTTTTGCCTCCCTAGCCCAGAGTGTCGGGTTTCGGGCGAGCTTGTTGTAGTTGACACTCGGTGGGGACTTTTGCGCTGGTGGTTGTTCAACCACTACTGGCACGGAAGCCCTGGCGAGTATGTTAGTCATTTCAGTGAAGCCCCTACAAAGTTTGCCACCGCACTACTCATCTTTCGCCCCTTTTGTTAATGTCGCAAAATATGTACCATTTGCAATACTATCTATTAGCTTTTCTAGTAGCTTTCTACGTGCGGATGGGTCACGCGCTTGTGACACATCGGCGTATAAGTCCATGCCATACAGTTTGCCAATCCATATAAGCTGTGGCTTTAACCGGTACTGTTCAGTTGGCGTTAAGTCGTTACCCATTCCAGCCCCGATTCCGTGTCCACAACTCCCGCGCGTAACTATCCAGTGTCTTGTCTATCTCCGCCCGCCGTTCAACATTGCCAGTCTTGAGCAGCGTATAACTCAACGCCTCATATTCTCGCAGCAGTTCGCCGTCAGAGGCTTTGGTGATAGAGCTAACCATAAAGTACCACCAGCAGTACGATTGCTAGTACGATAAATGTGATAATAAGTTTGTATAGTTGCTGCTTCACGGTTCACCCTTTTGTGCCGTACTGATAGCCTGTGCAGAGTGTACCTATAGAGAAACATCAGCGAGTGATGAGTCGAACGTAAGTTAAACCATGAAAAATAGTGGGTAACAAAGGTACACCTGCGCAAAGAGCAAGCTCCCCCTTGAGGGAACTCTGCACAAGTTACAAGCGTTGGCGATAATTTAACAAAAAAGCCCACGACATATCACCACATTTCTGCGGTAGTCATAGGCTGTTAATTACTATCTTTGTCACCCTCCAAGGCGATTAGTTTCAGTATATCAAAAATAGCGTGGTGTGTCAATACGCTTGCGCTACATTTAGTGTTTGGGTATCAAAAAAGCCCACACATTGCTGCATGGGCTTGGTTGCTACTTTGTTATTCCTAGGCTTGCCATGGCTCGTACACCACGCTTCTTAAATAGGGCAGTATCGTAGTTTTTATGACAAGTAGGGCACATCTGCCTCCAGTCAGCCAGGTCGTGCCTATATTCGCCAGACAGGTTAGCCCACTGATAATAGTTGCCATCTTTAGATCCACACTCCTCACACTGTTTAGCCTTGCCACATGCTTGATATATGTAGCGATGAGCGCGGGTATAGACAGTGGTGGGCTTGCGACCTATGCCATCCCACTTACTCTCCAATAACGCCGGAAGTTGTGCATACCAGCACCCGCGTGAGCAGAACTTACCGCCTCCGCGTTTAATCTCTGTCTGTGTAGTTTTGAACTCTGAGCTACATACGCCACATGAACGCTTATATTTACCGTTGCCGGTTCTGCTGTCATAACGAGCGCAGTCTTTGCATTTGTTCAGATGCCCATCGCCCATCTGCGGGTGTCTGTAATACTCGGTGATAGGTTTCTCTACATGACACTTGAAGCATGTCTTATCCATATACTCTCCCTATAAAAATAGCGGCGTGCTAGGCCGCTAGGTTGTATTAGTTTTGGCACATTGCGGTGCTAATTAAAAGGCAGCTCATCGAGTGATATAGGCGCATCCTCCACCTCACTCGGCACAAAATCCCGTCCGCCGTTCAAAGCCTGCGCCTGTGTCATCGGTGTGCGATCATTCGGGTTATTGCTTGAGATGAAGTTAAAATCTTCCACGCTTACTTCAAACACTGAACGCTTATTGCCGTCCTTATCCTCATAGGATCGTTGGTCGAGTCGTCCACTCACGAGAAGCGGTGAACCCTTACTCACATACTTCGCTAATACTTCCCCAGTCTTACCCCACGCCACGCAAGGTATAAAGCTAGTCTGCTCTTGTGGGTTCCCACCTCCGTCTTTCCACGTCCGGCTAACAGCCAGGGTAAAGTTTGCGACAGATTGACCATTCGGGGTCGTTCGCACATCTACGTCTTTTGTGAGGTTGCCCATCAGTATTGTTTTGTTAAAGCCTTTCATTGCTTCCTTTCATCATTTCACTTCCTCCTGTTGAGCTTTTAGTTCGACTATACGCTTTGAACAGTAGTTAACTCTATCTTCTCGCCGCATCATATATTGCATATCGGAAGCTAGACGCAACTCGTCCAACCTCGCCTCTAACGCCACACGCTCTCTATCGGCGGTGATTAGCGAGAGCACCTCATTCGCATAAACCGACGAATCACGGGCACTATCAGTATAATGTCGTAGATAGCCACGAATCATTACCCGTAGCTTTTCGCTTAGCTCTTTATCTTTTTCTGTAGGTGTCATAGAAACATGCTCTCAAAAAAGTTTTTGCGTTTCTTTTGAGGGGTATTTATTACAACTTCTACTTCATTGTAGT